GTTGATACTCTTATCGCTGCTTCCAAGCTAAGAACATTAGCATTTGATACTCCAATTAGTTCCAACAAAGGTCTTGATGTTTACGAAACTCCAAACCCAAAATCAGAATATATTATTTCAGCTGACGTTTCAAGAGGTATAGGTGGTGACTATTCGGCTTTTATTGTTTTTGATATTACTACTGTTCCATACAAAATCGTAGCAAAGTATAGAAACAACGAAATCAAACCAATGCTTTTTCCCAACGTGATTAACGACGTTGCCCGAGCATATAATAATGCTTATGTATTATGTGAAGTAAATGATGTTGGTGATCAAGTAGCATCTATTCTTAACTATGAGTTAGAGTATCCTAACGTATTAATGTGTTCAATGAGAGGTCGTGCTGGACAGATTGTTGGACAAGGATTCTCTGGCAACAAAACTCAGCTTGGTATCAAGATGTCAATTACTGTGAAAAAAGTTGGTTGTCAAAACTTAAAACAATTAATTGAAGACGATAAACTTTTGTTTAGAGATTACGAAATTATTTCTGAGCTTACCACATTTATTCAGAAAAAACAATCGTTTGAAGCTGACGATGGTTATCATGATGACCTCGTAATGTGTTTAGTTATTTTTGCTTGGCTGGCTGTTCAAGATTATTTTAAAGAAATGACGGACAATGATGTTCGTAAAAGAATCTATGAAGAACAAAAAAATCAGATTGAACAAGACATGGCACCGTTTGGCTTTATCACAACTGGACTTGAAGGAGATGAAGGTTTTGTAGATGATGGTAGTGTCTGGTATGGGGATACACAAGAAGAAATTTCATACATGTGGAACTATTGATTTCTATAAATAATTTTAGATTTAAACTGGATAAAACCGAGAGGAGAATAAAATGGCAAGTCAAGTCTCGCCTGGAATTGTAATCAAGGAGCGTGACCTATCAAATGCTGTGATCACTGGCGCTCAACAGATTACCGCAGCATTTGCTTCAACATTCCAAAAAGGGCCTATTAACCAAATTGTAAACATCAATTCACAGAAACAGATGATTGATGTTTTCGGAAAGCCATCCGATGCTAACGCAGAAGATTGGTATGTTGCTTCTGAGTTTCTAAACTACGGTGGTAGGTTAGCAGTTGTTCGTGCTGCTACTTCCGTTCTAAACGCTACTGCTAACGGCACTGGTGTTCTTGTAAGAAATGATCTTGATTTTGAAGCAGGAACTGGTTCTTCACAGACCTTTGTTGCTAAGACAGCAGGAACTTGGGGCAACTCACTCAAGGTAGTTGTAGTTGACAGGGGTTACGATCAAATTATTACTTTTGATAAAGCTCCCGATGTTACTCCTGTTGTAGGATCTACCCTCACTTTTGCTTCGGGGAAAACAGCTGTAGTTGGTTCATACGATTCAACATCTAAAGAAGTAACAGTTAATAATGTGCTCGGTGGTTTGATCAGTGCTGGTGATAGTATCACAGAAACAGAGGATCCAATTGCTTCATTTACTCATGATGGAGTAACAGAAGCTGGTAGAACTCCAGGAACTTATACTCCTGCTGCTGATGTCAGTGGCGCCTCTTTCCAAGTTGTAGTTGCTGATGCTGGTGCTGGAGTAGGTGGTGCTGTAACAGTAACACTGTTAACTGCTGGTAACGGATACGAAATTGGAGATACTATTACTCTTACTGGTGCCACTACTGGCGGTGGTTCTGATATTATCGTAACTGTTGCTACAATTTTAGATGATGAAACTGGAGTAAGTGCTGTTAGAGATTGGTATATTAATACCGAAATTGGCACTACTGGTTTAACACTGGCTTCTATCGGTCCTCGTCCAGGAACTTCGGTATACGCTTCCAACAGAGGAATTGCTAACGATGAAGTTCACGTAATTGTAATTGACACCACTGGCAATATTTCTGGATCAGCTAACACAATCGTAGAAAGATTCACTTATCTTTCAAAACTTTCCGATGGTAAAGGTTCTGAAGGTGGCAACACTTACTACAAAAATGTATTAAATGAGCAATCTTCTTTTGTTTATACTGGAGCTGATTTAGCAGCTAATTTTGGAGATACCGCAGAAGAAATGGATGGTGATGATTTTGCTATCTACGGATTTGTTCCAACTGATCTTACTGGCGGAACAGATGATTACTCTTATGATAATGGACAAGTTGGAAACGCTTACGATTTATTCTTAGATACAGAAGAAACCACTGTAGATTTTGTTCTTATGGGTGGTTCTATGCCTTTAGAATCAGAAACTAAAGCCAAAGCATCCAAAGTAATTTCAATTGCTGCATCAAGAAAAGATTGTATTGCTTTTGTGTCACCACACAAAGGAAGTCAAGTAGGTTCCAGTGGAGCTTTGACCACATCACAACAAAAAACTAACACCATTAATTTCTTTAATGGGTTAACTTCAACTTCATATGCTGTATTTGATAGCGGATACAAGTATTTCTATGACCGCTTTAATGACAAGTATCGTTACATTCCATGTAATGGAGACATTGCTGGATTGTGTGTAGCAACTTCATCTGCTTTAGATGATTGGTATTCTCCTGCAGGTGTTAACAGAGGTTCATTAAGAAACGCTGTTAAGCTTGCATATAATCCAAATAAAGCCGATAGAGATGAGCTTTATCAGGCAAGAATTAATCCTATTGTTTCTTTCACTGGTTCTGGCGTAACTCTATTTGGCGATAAAACTGCTCTCGCTTCACCATCTGCTTTTGATAGAATTAACGTTCGTCGTTTATTTCTCAATATTCAGAAGAGAGCAGAAGGTCTCGCTAAGCAAGTTCTGTTTGATCAGAACGATGAGACGACAAGAGCATCTTTTGCAAGTGCTCTAAACTCCTATATGAGTGAAGTTCAGGCAAGAAGAGGTGTAACCGACTTCCTGGTTGTTTGCGATGAATCAAACAATACCCCAGATGTTATTGATAGATACGAATTTGTTGCTGAAATTTATATTAAACCAACTCGTTCTATTAACTACATTACAGTAACCTTAACGGCTACTAAGAGTGGTGTTTCGTTTGCTGAAGTAGTTGGCCGCTGATTAATCACAAACAAAACAACGAGGTAAAAAACAATGGCAACAAAAATTAACGATTTTATTTCAAAGATTGGCCAAGGCACTAAGCCTAACATGTTCGCTATAGACATTGTATGGCCATCTGATCTTGGTAGTGGAAATGCTTCTCCTTCAGGAGATGACAAAGATTTAGTTGATCTTCTTTGCAAGTCAGCTGCTCTTCCTGCTTCAGCTTTAGGTGTTATTGAAGTTCCATTTCGTGGAAGAACGGTAAAAATTTCTGGAGACAGAACATTTGATACCTGGAGTCCTACATTCTTCAATGACAAAGATCTCAAGATTCGTTCGTATTTTGAGCAATGGCTTGAAACTATGAATACTCATAATGGAAACAATGCTCCTAAGTTTAGACCATCTACAACTGATGGTTACATGGCTACAGTTAGAGTGAAGCAACTTGAAAAGAACGCTACTGAAAAAGGAACTATTCTTAGACAGTATACTTTACATCACGCTTTCCCAACTAACGTTTCTCAAATTGACTTGGGTTATGACAGCAATGATCAAATTTCTGAGTTCTCTGTAGAGTTCCAGTATTCATATTGGACTGTTGATGCTCCTGTGGCTTCCAACATTACCGATGGTGCTGCTACTGGAATTGCTGGAGTAACTAAATTAATCAATAAGTGATCTCTAATAAATAGAGTATATCGTCAAATAATTTGATATGAGTCAGCTGTTTGGATTTAAGATTAATAAAAAGGAGGGATTGCAAGGTCAATCCCCAATCCCTCCTAATCAAGATGATAACGTAGCCACCGTAGCTGGTGGCTATTTTGGCACGTATGTAGACGTAGAAGGTGCTTCACGTAACGAATACGAATTAATCTCAAGATATCGTAGCATGTCACTTCACCCAGAATGTGACTCGGCAATTGATGAAATCATTAATGAGTTTGTAGTTTCAGATTCTGATGATGCTCCTGTAGAAATTGAGCTTTCTAATTTAGAATTAGGAACAAATATTAAAAATAAAATTCGTCAAGAGTTTAATCATATTTTAAGATTACTTCAATTTGATAAACATTGCCATCAAATAATTCGCAATTGGTATATTGATGGCAGAATGTATTACCATAAAGTAGTAGATTTAGATAACCCTAAAAAAGGTATTTTAGAACTTAGATATATTGATCCCCTAAAGCTTAAAAAAGTAAGACACAAATTACAAAAAGACGAAGCAGATAAACAGAAAGAAAGAGGATCTGCTTTAGAATTTGATTGGGGAGAATATATTGAATATTACATTTACAATCCAAGAGGATTTGGCGTAGCAGGATTACCAAATACTACAGGAGCTTTTGATTATTCTAATACTCAAGGCATTCGTATTTCAGCAGATTCTGTTGCTACTTGTGACTCCGGATTAAAAGATCCAAACAAAAAAATTACAATTAGTTTTCTTCATAAGTCAATCAAAGCTCTTAACCAGCTTCGTATGATTGAAGATTCATTAGTTATCTATAGAATGTCTCGTGCTCCAGAACGTAGAATTTTTTACATTGATGTCGGCAATCTTCCAAAAGTAAAAGCAGAGCAATATCTTCGTGATGTTATGGCTCGTTATCGTAACAAACTTGTTTACGATTCTGCCACAGGAGAGATTCGTGATGATAAAAAGCATATGAGTATGCTTGAAGATTTCTGGTTACCTCGTCGTGAAGGTGGTCGTGGTACTGAAATTACTACACTACCAGGTGGACAAAATCTTGGCGAACTTAAAGACGTAGAATATTTTAAAAAGAAACTTTACAACTCGCTTAATCTCCCGCCATCAAGATTAACTGATGACAATAAAGCATTTAACTTAGGTAAAACCACAGAAATTTTAAGAGACGAACTTAAGTTTGCTAAGTTTATTGGTCGTCTTCGTAAAAGATTTAGTGAGCTTTTTAATGATATGCTCAAGACCCAATTAATTCTCAAGGGTATTATTACCCCAGAAGATTGGGAAGATATGGAGGAGCATATCCAATACGACTTTCTATTTGATAATCATTTTAATGAACTCAAACAAATGGAGTTGATGAAAGAACGTATTGGACTTGTTACTCAAATGGACCCATTTGTAGGCAAATATTTGTCATCTGAATTTGTTCGTAGACAAGTATTGATGCAGACGGAAAAAGAATATAAAGAAATGGATAAACAAATTAAGAAAGATATTGAAAATGGTATCGCTATGGATCCAGTAGAAATGAATATCTTGTCACAGAAAGAAATGGAAAACAATGCTTATGCTCCAGAAATTTCTGACGCCGAAGCAGATGCAGACAATGAAAGAAAAATTGATTTGGAAAAAGCAAAACCAAAACCCAAACCTCCGTCAAGTAAAGGTTCTGCTAAATAAAATTATAAATTAAGGTTATATTTATATGTCAAATACTTTGGATATTGTTAACGCTATTTCTAATAAAAAGAAAGTAGATGCTCTTGATATGGTAAGTGATTTAATGAAATCCACCGCAGCAGAAGCTTTGGGAATGTATAAAAAATCCGTTGCTTCTACTTATTTTGATGAACCAGTAGAATCAATAGAAACAGAAGAATGAAACTCATCACAGAAAATATTCAGGACATTAATGTTCTCGTAGAAGAAACTGCAGGTAAAAAACATCTTTATATTGAAGGAGTTTTTCTTCAATCAGAAGTTAAAAATCGTAATGGTAGAGTGTATCCTTTCAATATTCTCAATAGAGAAGTTGAAAGATATACAGAACAGTATGTAAAAACTGGTAGGGCTCTTGGAGAACTTGGACACCCAGATGGTCCTTCAGTAAATCTGGATAGAGTTTCTCATCGCATCGTAGAACTTAGATCACAAGGTTCTGACTTTTACGGAAAAGCAAGAATTCTCGAAACTCCATTAGGTAACATTGCCAAGTCACTTCTTGAAGAAGGAGTAAAACTTGGTGTGTCTTCTCGTGGTATGGGTTCACTTGAAGAAAGGAATGGAACAAATTATGTTCGTGATGATTTTATGTTAGCCACGGCTGCTGATATTGTTGCCGATCCTTCCGCTCCTGATGCTTTTGTTAATGGAATTATGGAAGGAAAAGAATGGATTTGGGATAACGGGATTCTTCGTGAACACCAAATTGCTAAATACCACAGATATATTTCTGAATCTACCAGAAAAAATTTGGAAGAAAGGAAGCTCAAATCATTTGAGCACTTCCTTTCAAATCTATAATTTCATAAATAATCTTAGAATAATTGTTAGAAGAACGAGGAAACTCAAATGTCAGATGTATTAAACGAAAGATTTGAGGAGCTTGTAAAGGAACAAGAAATTATCCGTGAAGCGGGCGATCCAATGCCAACCGTTTCAGCTTCGGTAATTCCTGGAACCGGCAAGGAGCCTTCTCAAGTTTCAGATGTTCAAACTGCTAAGGCGGGTGGAAAAGATCCAGCTCCTTCAGTTTCACCATCAGTTGCTATTGGTCAAAAGCCTGCCACTGATTTAGGTGGAACCACAACTACGCCACACTCACACGATGAGGATGGAGAAGAGAATCCTGGTGCCAAGGCCGCTGCTCCAATTTCTCAAATTTCGGGTGATCCACAACAAGCTCATCAAAAGAGTCCTGGAGATATGGCTGCTACTCCTTCAGTGGGAACTCAAGTTGCCTATGGAACTACAACTGGTCCAAATGTAACTTATCCAATCAAGCCTTCTTTTGAAGATCTTGATCTTTCTTCCGATGTTGCTGCTCTAACCGAAGGCGAAGAGCTATCAGAAGATTACAAAACAAAAGCAAAAACAATTTTTGAAGCCGCTGTTAAAGCTAAACTTCAAGAAGAGTATACCAAACTTGAAGAGCATTTTGAAACCAGACTTGCTGAGCAAGTTGAAGTTGTCAAAGCCGAACTTTCAGAAGAAGTAACCGGAACTGTCAAGTATGGAATCGGTCAATGGCTTGAGCAAAATCAAGTCGCTATTGATCGTGGTATTAGAAATGAAATTACTGAAGATTTCATTTCCGGATTTATGAATCTCTGCAAAGAGCATTGGATTGAGATTCCTCAAGACAAAACTGATGTAGTTGAGGATATGGCGGAAACTATTCGTGAGATGGAAGATCGCCTCAATGAACAAATTGAGCGTAACGTGGAATTAAATAATCGCCTTTCTGAGTCAACCAAAGTCGTAATCCTAAACCAAGTTTCGGAAGGACTTGCTGATACTCAAAAAGAAAGACTTGCTTCATTATCTGAGGGAGTAACTTTTGAATCAACTGAGCAATTTGCTCATGCTGTAAAAACTCTTCGTAAATCATACTTCCCAGAATCAGTAAACAAAACTGAAGTAAGTGATGAAACTCCAGTTGAAAACCATGATGTTTCTCCAATTATGGAGCAATATCTAAGTGCTCTCAGTCGCTGGAAATAATTATATAATAAATATTAATACCCCAAAATAACAACGTTTAAAGAGGTTAAGTAAATGTTTAACGCATCACATCTCACAGAGAAGTGGGCACCTGTTCTAAATGCTTCTGAAGCTCCCGCTATTACCGATAAGCATAGAAGAGATGTTACCGCTGTAATTTTAGAAAACCAAGAAAGAGCATTACGTGAAGACCGTATGCTTACCGAAGGCCCCAACACAATTGGTGCTATCGGTGGTAACGCTCTTTCAGGCTCAGGTCTTGACACCAAAACTGGTGGTCTTGCTGGATTTGATCCAGTAATGATCAGCCTTGTTCGTCGTGCCATGCCTAATCTTGTCGCTTATGACATTTGTGGCGTTCAGCCAATGAACGGTCCTACCGGACTCATCTTCGCCATGAAGGCTCACTATCAGCACAATGGCGCTGCTGGTTTACGTAAAGGTCGTGAAGCCCTCTTCAACGAACCTGATGTAAACTTCTCGGCTAACACTCAGGGACCTGCTGCTTATAACGATCCTGTAGTACCTATCGGTGTTGCTAACGATCCTGCTTATGCTGCTTCAAACCCCGGTCTTCTTAACGATGACGGCGCAGGTGCTGGTACTTATGAGCGTGGCGTTCGTCCTATCGCTCGTGAAACTGCAGAAGTTCTTGGATCAGGTTCAACCTTATTCAACGAAATGAGCTTCAGCATTGAGAAGAGTGCTGTTACAGCTAGAACCAGAGCCCTACGTTCAGAGTATACTCTTGAACTCGCTCAGGATCTTAAGGCTGTTCACGGTCTTGACGCTGAGCAAGAACTTGCGAATATTCTTTCAAGCGAGATTCTCGCTGAAATCAACCGTGAAGTTGTTCGTACTGTTTACACCATCGCTAAACCTGGTGCTCAAAATAACGTTGCTACCTCTGGTGTATTTGACCTTGACGTTGACTCCAACGGTCGTTGGTCAGTTGAGAAGTTCAAAGGACTTCTATTCCAAGTAGAGCGTGACGCTAACGCTATTGCTCAAGAAACACGTAGAGGAAAAGGTAACTTCCTACTCTGCTCTGCTGACGTTGCTTCGGCTCTTGCCCTTGCTGGCGTTCTTGACTATTCCTCAGGTCTAACCGGCGCTGGTGGTCCTTCCATCGGTCAGGTTGATGATACCGCTAATCTCATGGTTGGTACAATCAATGGTCGTATCAAGGTCTTCGTTGATCCTTATTCGGCTAACGTTTCTAATGATCATTACTACGTCATGGGTTATAAGGGAACCAATCCTTATGATGCTGGTCTTTTCTATTGCCCTTACGTTCCCCTTCAAATGCTACGCAGCATTGACCCTAACACCTTCCAGCCTAAAATTGGCTTCAAGACTCGTTACGGCATGGTTGCTAACCCATTTGTATTCAACGGTGTTGATGGCGACGGCGTTCCTGTACCTGATGCAGAAAGCCTCACCGCTTCTAAGAACATGTACTACAGACGTGTAAGAATCAAAAATTTGATGTGAATCATATTTACGATTCGTTGAGAGTCCCTTCGGGGACTCTTTTTTTATGTAAATAAATAGTTATAGCTTGGGAAGTTGACATGACTGCTAAATGGTATAAGGAGCAACCACAAAATAGAAATTTTCTTGCTCCTATAGGATTTAAATTAAATCTGGAATTATTTGATGGGGTAGATTTCTTTTGCCAACAAGCAAATCTTCCTGGCGTTTCAATGCCTTCCATAGACGTTCCAACAAGATTTAGAAGTTTTCCAATTGCTCCTGGTGGCGGAGTTACATATGATGATTTTAATTTAACTTTTATAATTGATGAAGATTTAAAAAATTATAATTCAATCTTATCATGGATTCGCAAAAATGGTGGAGCTGACGATCATTCTTCAGACCAAGTTGAATATTCTAATGGTCAGTTAATGATTATCACTTCAAATTTTAATCCATCATTTTTTGTTGACTACGAGAAATTATTTCCTATTAATTTAACACCAATTAATTTTGATGCCACCATAAACGATTTAGAATATTTTACCGCACAAGTAACATTTAAGTTCACCAATTTTAAACTCCGAGATAAAAACTTTCAATTATTATGAAATTTGAAAACATCGTTAAATTATTTGAAACAATTAAAGAAGAATGGTTAATTGATAGTCATGTTGATTTTCAATTTAGAAACAAAGAGTACTCAGAAGATTTAGGAAAATTAGCATTAGAGATTCCTTTTCAACACAACAAGTATTTAAATTACTACACAGATTTGGGACAAGTAAAAACTTCATTAGAGTTTGAACTCAGACGTATAGTCAAAGAAAAAAGAGAATATTATTCAGGCGAAGCAGACGCTAAAGTATATGCCGAGAAACCTTTCGGCACAAGTATTAAAACAGCAGAAAAAATGAGAACTTATCTGGAATCAGATGAGGACATCATTAACATTGAAGCAAAAATAAAATACGTTGAACAGGCACTTTACTTCCTGGACAGTGTAATGAGAATGATATCCAATCGTGGATTTCAAATTAAATCGGCTATTGATTGGGAAAAATTTATTAATGGTACTACTTAATGTCCAGATTAATAATTAAAAAAAAGAACGAAGTATTTTTACAGATTCAAGCAGAGCCATACGTTCATCAAGAGTTGTCAGATTATTTTACATTTGAAGTTCCAGAAGCAAAGTTTTTAAAAAGAAATCCAAAATACAAATACTGGGATGGAACTATTCGTTTGTATTCTCCTGGTACAGGAGATTTGTATGCTGGTTTATATACTCATTTAGTTGAGTGGTGTAAAGACAAAAGATACTCATTGGAATCAGTTAACAATGATTGGTATGGTAGTGCGAATGATGTAAACAGTTTTGTATCTCCTGTAGGTGTAAAAGATTTTGTTGATAAAATCTCTAACATTAAGGCAAGAGATTACCAATACTATACTGTTTATCTTGCTCTTAAGTATCATAGAGGATTATTTCTTTCTCCTACAGGCTCTGGTAAATCGTTAATGATTTATTCTATTGCCAGATATTACTTTGCTACTGATAAAAAGATTTTAATCATTGTTCCTACTACTTCTTTAGTAGAACAGATGGTAAAAGATTTTACTGATTATGGTTGGAATGTTGATGAACATGTTCATAAAATTTACTCAGGTAAAGAAAAGAATTCTGATAAACCTATCATTGTTACAACATGGCAATCCATTTATAAATTCCCTAAAAGATATTTTGATGACATTGATTGTGTAATTGGTGATGAAGCTCATTTATTTAAATCTAAATCACTGACAGGTATTATGGAAAAACTTCATAATGCTAAGTATCGTTTTGGATTTACAGGAACACTTGATGGTACTAAAACACACAAGTGGGTTCTTGAAGGATTGTTTGGTGCATGTGAAAAAGTTACTAAGACAGATGATCTAATTAAAAAAGGACATTTATCTAATCTTAGAATTAAAATTCTTGTGTGTTCTCATGAGTATCAATACTTTGAAGATTATCATCAAGAGATGGGATATATTGTTACAAATAAAAAA